TTATGCTTCCAGCACCTAAGTTTATTACTATGGCTAATAGTAATAGTGTTATAGAAAACACTAAAGCATATGTGGCTAATATAGTAGAGATCTTCTGTAGCGATATGGGTGATGAAGAGAAAGCTGAAGTTACTAGTCTCTTAATGAGACACTTTATAGGAAGTCATGTAGATATTGAAGCTATTGATAATATGAAATCATTGGCAAGAGTAAATGTAGCAGTAAGATCCTCAGGTGAACAAGAAGAAGGATAAAAATATGGGTAGGCGATTAAGCCTACCCATTTTATTTGGCGTAATGATTTGATCTATATAGTCTCTATTTTGACTTTGATTTACTCTTGGTATTGCTAGAAGTAGCTGTTGATGTTACAGCATCTCCATTCTGAGTTTGAGTCCAATCATAACCACCATAAGTAGATGCTGAGGAACCAGAAGTATAGCTGGTTGTAGCTGTATCGCTAGCGTATTCACCAGTACTAGCTACTGCTTTCAAACCATATGGACTCTTAAGGTCATCAATACCAGAGTAGAATCCAGTTGTTGTCTGAGTATCAACAATAAGCTTATCATCACCAGCATTATCACTAAGCAGATATTCAAGAAGCTTAGCAGCCTCTTCATTTACTTCATCATCTGTAACAGGGAAGCAGTTGAATGATACACTGATTTCCGGATAGCTATAGGAACCTTTCTCAGACTCAAATACTTCTGTAAGAGGTACTTCAGTAATCTGAGCGCACATAAGTAAATATGCACCTTCAAGATGTCTATAAGTATTATCTGTTACATAGTACAAAAGTGAGAATACTTCATTCTGGAAACCTGCTTCGAGTGTTCCTTCCTCAATAAGTCCAAAATAGGTCTTACCCTGGGTTCTGGTATCTTTAATTCCTCTCAGATATAACTCGCAGAACTTTGTAATTGTACGACCAGACTTCTCAAAGAAGCTCATCTGTACAGTAATAGAGGTATCTTCTGTTACTTTATTGATCAATGCTACACTAGAGATACCATCTGTGATCTCAGATGTCTCTGCAGTGATATTAGCTAATCCAGTAAGGCCTCTAAACTCATGCTCAAGAATATACACAAAGTTATTCAGCAATCTAGCCGCAATTGGCTTTATCTTAGTATCTTTAGAAACTCCAGTTGTAGCAAGAGTATGAATGAACTTTGGAACAGTTACTACTGTAAGGAAAGAATATCCTTTCTCATATAAATCCCACTGTCTGAGATTGCCAAAATCTGCAGCTCCACGGAAAAGTCTGTATTCACATAAGTTTCGCGGTACTTTTACGCTACTAAACATAATAAAATTCCTCCTTTCCCATTATGCAGATGTAGTTTCATCAGAGTTAATAATGAATACATCATAAATCTCTGTCTGAATGAATGTTCCACATGCTACATTAAGAGCAGCCTTAAAGATCTTCTTGGCAGCCATTACAGTATCCTGAGTATATACAAGCTCAAGAGTATTGAAACGAGATGTATAGTTCGCTAATACATTATCCGTAATTGTATCTGCGTAAGCTGAAAAGTCACTACCATTGTAGAACTGATAACGAACCTTCGGAGAGTATGCACGAACTGCCTTAACAACTTCCTGAATAGACAGGATATTATTAATGAATGAAGCCTGAGAATATGCTTCCTGAGAAGTATAGCAAGTCTCAATAACTAATTCATCAGAAGATGCATCTGTCTTTGCAGCATAGTTTACACGAAGATCCTCAAGTAAGGACTTCTGATTCGTATTAGGCGTAATACGCGGTGTATAACGTACTGTGCCTGCAATATAGTCAGTAAATGACATTCCGTTAGACGGTCCACAAAGCGGGCGATTACGTCCACCAGCAAAGAATGCAACCATCAGCGGAGCCATATTGTACATCATAGTTACCTGAATCGGTGTAGCAGTCAACGGATCATATACATCATAAGATGTAGCATAGATAGCATTGAACTTGCTAGGAGTAACAGTGCTTGTTGTAACCTTAGAGTAGAGTTTCTCGTAACTTGTAATATCAAGTCCAAGATCTCTAAAGAAGAACATATCCTGTCTCCAATCAACAAACCAACCAATTGCAGTCTTTACAGCATCCGGATAGTTTGCATCAAATACAAGATCAGCTGCGCATGCAGTGAAATCAAAGAGTTCATCAGAGTACTCACCATAGATATACTTAGTAAGCTTCTCAGTATAAGCATCAGTTCCAAATGGAGCATCTCCAAAGCTACCATTAGAACCATTCTGAAGTTCCACGCCATATGTAGCGGTGATATCTACAGAAGACTCATCAAACTCGATACCAGCGATATCATTACCCTTCAAAGTCTTACCAAACAAGAAGTCCTGTGTAAGAAGATAATCTTCACCATATCCAGTAATCTCAGCCAGCTTAGCAATAAATGCTGTTACATTCTCATTGATTGTAGCGCACTTAACCTGAGTCATAGAATACTCAGATAATGCAAGTGAAGTATTATCATAGATAATAGTCGGATCAATTGTAAATGTAATATTCTCAGATCTAGAAGTTCCTTCCATTACAGAAGCAGAGTAGATCATATAGTTACCATTCTTGGAAACTGAATACTCCGGATTAAGAGTGATATTTTTACCACTAACTCCACGGCCATTATCACAAAATACATACAGCGGGAATACTCCACTATCGGCAAATGTAGCCTCTTTAGCATTTGCAATAACTTCTTCTTTAGTCTCTGCTCCTTCTAATGACATTAAGCCATGAGAAATAACAGCTACTTCATAAGTAGCTCTTGCATTACTATTATCAGTACCAGGATCTGTAGTCTCATTTCCGGAAGCATCGATATATAATGGATTACCATTAGCATCGCTCTTGTTTCTGGTCTCAGAGGTTACAGTAGCTACTAATGCAACGTTTGCTAACGCAGCATCGTCTGCTACAATTCTCTTAGTAATACATACACCACCGGCATCGATGATTCTATTAGCCTGGATCAGTGGCTGACCATGCTTTTCGAATGATAAACTGGTGCCATACATAGCTTTCCAGTCATTACCGGATAATGTAGTCAGATCTTCAGTTCCTTTGTCTGATGTAATAAAGCAAAGGTAACGTACGTTTGGAGAGGCCACAGTGACTTCAGCTGCAGCTGTAGTCATTGATGACTGGTCATACCAATTAAACTGTGATCCAGCATACATATTTTATTTCCTCCTTTTATATGATATATCATAGTCTTGCAGGAAAGATTTATTTCTGCAATTTATACATATGTTAAAAAATACCCATTGGCTTGGACTTAGAAGGCTGAAATACTGGGCAAAATAGGAGGCTTAGATAGCCTCCTATGAGTGTATTATTTCATCATAATCTTCTCTAATGGGCTATTCTTGTTAATCTCATCTTCTGACATCATTACAGCAGACATAAGACTTTCATCCCAGTACTGACTAGTGATAGATACATATGGATCTACATAATTAGGAGTCTTTAATACTGAGATAGCTTTATAAGCTTTCATATCTTTATCAATATTCTTACCATTTCTAAATGGTATGGAGATATCATCTTTATCTCTGAATATCTCTGAAGCAATAATACCAAGCATCTGTGCAGTAATACCATAATCATTACCGGAGAGATTAATATTATCCTTAATATATTCATGCACTTTATCATATGGTATAGTATTAGATATACGTGCTACAATGAATAGTAATCTAAAGAAATCCTCAGTATTCTCAATCTGTTCTGGTATATGTACTGATTGTACTGCTTGATCTCCTTTATTGAAGATTAGCAATCTATATAACACATCATCTTCAAATCCTCCAAACTTCTTATTCAATTCTGCTCCGGATACTTTCTTCTCTGTATCAGATGGTTTACAAAGAAATCTAGTAGGGAAATCTAAAGCTCTAGTCTTTCCTACTTTAGTACCATTCTTATTAGTCTGACAATAATTAAATACTCCAAGAAGAGCATAATATGAACCATACTCTTCTGCTACTCTAGCAACGAAATACTCTTCTGGAACAGCATATATGAGCTGTCCTTCTCCATTATATAATAATGATTCTCCATCTCTCTTTAAAAATGGAGGTACTCTGAAATTAGCCATATTATCAAATCTCCTCTCTTAATTAATATAGAG